TTCTTCAATAACTTCTAACATTCCATATTTCATAACATTCCTTATAACTCAGCTACTTGACTTTTATACACAAAAAGTTATACAATTACATACAACCATATAAAAGATACCTCAAAGAATAAATTTTCTTAGAGCCTTTAATAGCGATATGGCGTTATTTTAGGCTTGATCCTCACAGACAAATACCCTAAAAGCAAACAAGAATAAAAATTAAACTAACCAAATAAGGGGTTATTATGTCAGTATATTTAAATGAAGTAGCAGTAACAGCATTTGACGAGCAAGTAAAACAAAGTTATCAAGGTGATTCTAAATTACATATGTGTGTAACAACACGTAACAATGTAACTGGTGACGAATATCGTTTCCAACAAATCGGTAAAGGTATGGCTCACGAGCGTACAGCACCATCTTCTGATTCAATTCCAATGAACATTACTTATACTAAAACATTAGTACAGTTAATCGACTGGGATGCAGACGAATACACAGATCTTTTCATGAGAAAAGAAGTAAACTTTGATGAAGTACGTGAACTAGCAAGCGTAATCAAAAAAGCACTAGGTCGTAGAATAGATCAAACTATTATTGATGCAGTTAATGATGCAAGAGCTTCATTAGTATCTATTGGTAATATCGTATTAGAGGGTAGCACAGGACTTGATCTTGCAAAACTTACCGCAACAGCTCAACTTATGGATGAACTAGAAATTGATGAAGAAGATCGTTTCTTTGTTGGTACTACAAAAGCTAAACAACAACTTCTAAACACAACAGAAGCTACAAGCTCAGACTATGCAACTGTAAAAGCACTTGTTAATGGTCAAATCAATACATTTATGGGATTCACTTTCAAATGGATTGGTAAACGTGAAGAGGGTGGAATGTATATCAATACTGATATTGCAGATTGTTTTGCATTTCATAGAGCATCTATTGGATCAGCTTATGGTATCGAGCCAAACACTACAGTTGATTGGGTTCCACAAAAGAAATCTCACCTTTCAGCAGGTCAAATGAAAATGGGATCTATCGTTAGAGATCTTGAGGGTGTATTTATCGTGGAAACTGATCAAACAGTTATACCAGCGTAAGTAAAGGCTTTATTATGCCTTTTACACCAAAAACAGTAGGAGGGAACATAGTTAGCGATGCTAATGGTGTTTCTTTCCTTACATACCAAACAGCGGATTTGAGAGCTACAGTAACTACTGCAGGTTATTTTAAAGAACTTAGCGCAAATGGAGCAATACTACAAGGAAGCAAAACAGCAGATAAGATCTTTAATGGACTTGATGTTGTTTTGATTCAATGTTCAGATGGTATTTTCCAAGGAGAAATGACAGTATCTCCTACAGTTGTTTCAGTTACAGAAATAGTAGGGGAGGCTTAAAATGGCTTATAATAATAAATTTATGAAAGCAAAAGCAGCAGGTAGTGGAACAACACCATCAATCTTTACTTATGCAACAACTGATACTTTAACAGAGATCCAAAGTCAAAACTATTTTGAAGAAGCAGCAGCTTTTTTATCTTTAGGCGACTTTATCTATATTAGCTATGATGCATCAACATCATTATATGTAGTTTCAAACAAACAATTAATTTCTGGTGGAACGAATACACTTAATATTCAAACACTAGCATTATTTGTTGGAGATACAAGAGCAACAGATACAGCAGGGCAAACAGTAAAAGGTTTAAGCTTATGTATCCAAGGTGCAGCAGGATTATTTACTACTTATAGTTATAGAAATAATACTGATGTTCAAACAACTATCTTGACAGCAGGATATTTTTCAGAACTAGGAGAGGTGCTAGATGTTGGAGATATTATCTATGTTGTTGCGAATGATGGAGGGATGCTAGTTACAGTTTTAACTACAGGAACTGCCGTTACAGTAGAAGAAGTAGTTTTAGTCTAAACTCTTTTAACAGCACCTTTTAACTAAGGTGCTGCATAAAGGAGTTTCATTATGGTAGATAAACAAACAGGTATATGTAACGGAGCATTATTACTTCTAGGTGCAAATAGAATCAGCAGTTTTGACGAAGAAAGTACAGAGTCAATAGTATGTCAAGATTTTTATGAAAGATCTTACAGAGCATTACTAAACATTTTTTCATGGAAGTTCGCTCAAAAGTATGAAGACCTAGCAATAATCCCAACAGTAACACCTGGTGATCCTCAATACAAGTATGCATACCAACTTCCAACAGATATGATTTGGTTACAGCACGTACTTCCAAACCAAGACAGCTATAAAATAATAGGTGATCAGCTTCATGTAAATCGTAACGCTATCAGCATCAAATACACATGGAGAGTAAAAGAAGAACTTATGCCAGTATTATTTGAACAGACTTTCATGTACTACCTAGCATCTCAAATGTGTATCACTCTAACAGAAGACACAACAAAGCAGCAGCTAATGTATACTCAATACATGGACCACTTAAAGCGAGCAAAAGCAACAGACTCACAACAACAGCCGCAAGATGGTTTTGCAGGTTTCCCAATAGACTCAGCAAGATACGGATCTTAATATGGCTACTAGAAAGCATAAGTTTCAAACAAACTTTAGTGGTGGAGTCCTCAGCGAAAATGCATTTGGAAGAATAGATACTACACTTTATAATAATGGCTTAAAAAAAGGCGAAAACATTATTATAGAGAATCCAGGTGGAGCAACTAGAAGACCAGGAACATTATTTGTAAGAGAATTTGAAGAAGATTATGTAAGACTACTACCATTTACATTTAACACAGAACAAGTATATCTTCTAGTATTTACAGAACTAAGAGTAGATATGTTTCGTGATGATGTACTAGTAGCAAGCCTAGTAACACCATATACAGCAGAACAAGTAAAAGAACTGGATTTTGCTCAATCAGCAGACAGTATGGTTTTAACTCATGGAGATCACCCTACAGGAGTTCTAAGAAGACTAGCAACAGATGCAGACTGGGAATTAATCCCAATAACATTTACAGATGCACCAGTAGAACTAAGATGTGGTGATGGACTAAGACCAAACCCAGGTGGAACTTGTGGTGATGCAAGCACACCAACAGAACAAGCAGTATGGGGAGAAACAAATGGCTATCCAAAATATTGTACTTTCTACCAAGGAAGATTATACCTAGCAGCGTGTAAGCTACTACCTCAAAGCGTATGGGGATCAGTAGTACATGACTTTTTCAACTTTGCAATAGGCACAGGCGAAGATGCAGATGCTATATACGACACATTAGATACAGACTTCATAAATCCAATCGTAGCAATATACGCAGAGAAGAAACTATATGTATTTTCAACAGGTGATGAATTTGTAAACAATGCAGAAGTAATAACACCAGCAGCATCTTCATGGCAAAGAGCTAGTAAGTTTGGATCATTTGGAACAGTAAGACCAGTAGCATTTGATGCAGGAGTTATATACCTAGATAGATCTGGACGAACAATAAGACAAATGATTTTTGAAGATACCATAAAAGCATTTGATAGTGCAGCAGTTTCAATGTATAGTGAGAGCCTTATCAAAGCACCAATAAACATGGGAATAATGAAAGGAAGACTCTTCCAAGCAAGTAACTTTCTATTTGTAGTAAACATAGATGGAACAATGGCAGTCCTAAACCTAAGCAGAGCAGTAGGAATGGCAGCATGGGTAAAGTGGACTACACAAGGAGCATTTAAAGATCTACTAGTATTTAACAATGAGATCACATATCTACTAGTAGAACGTAGAGGTAAATGGATCCTAGAAAAACTAGAAGATGGAATATACGTAGATAGTGGAGCAACAGCAACAACTACAGCAGCACCAATAGTTCCAGAACCAGTAACATACCTAGATATAGATATAGTTATAGATGTAACATACCTAGGTGGAGCAGTAACATATGGTTTTCATGAAGTAGATTCAAACTCAATAGATACCATAGGAGATAGAGACAACTTCTTTGGAGTAGATTATGATAAACGTGGATGGGGAAGAGTAGTAATTGTAGTAGATGGGCAAGAAGTCTACAAGAACAATGAATTTGTACAAGATCCAGTACAAGCAAAAAGCATAGCAGATATAATCTTCAAGCCAATAAACAGATTTGCATATGATGAAGATGTAGGAAATCTATATTTTGAAGACATAGAACAAACAGAGTTTTATCTATACTCATTAATCATAATAGGAGAAGTAGATAACTCTCAAAGTTTTATAGATGGTTTACCTCACCTAATAGGACGTGAAGTTGTAATGAACTTAGATGGCTCAGTATTTCATGAACAAATGGTAATCCCTGGAGATCAACTTCCTGGAAGTGGACTTATAAAGTTTTTTCCAGATACAGCAAATTGGCTATTTGATGAAACACCAGGGAACGAAACATATTTGTTGAGGTACGTAGACGAAGACTTAGTAACAACTCTAATAGAGGGATATTATGAGGGAACTAAATACGGACCACTAACAGAAAATGAATTTTGGGAAGCATATCCAATAACTCAAAGTGGTGATCCAGTAGTAGGTGACGAATTTTTAGAAGAGGGCATATATGTAAGTGAAATAGAAACTGGAAACGTATCTATTGATTATGATTCTATAAGTGGAGATAATCCAGAAACCGTAACAGGAAGCAATGGACTCTTTA